AAATAATATATAAATAATAAATAATATATAAATAATAAATAATATATAAATAATAAATAATATATAAATAATAAATAATAAATAATATATAAATAATAAATAATATATAAATAATATATATATATATATTAGTTCTTTATTACTTATAGTAGCTTGAAGAATTTTTCAACTAATAGTTGCATTTATTTCTATAAATCTACTGTTGGTTAAACTTATAGTTTAATTTTATCTTTTGGCATTATAGTCAATTTTTGACTATTAAATTTTCAAAGAACATGTTTTTATAAAAATATAGACGTAAAACAGAGTGACTTTATTTCATTTCTGGAAAAATTATTTTTATTTTGGTAAAATTTTTAAGATAATTTTCTATGAATTTTTTACAGATAGAATGTTGACATGAGATAGATACTTTTATTTCCGTTTTAAGGTACCTCACAGCCTCCGTGAGGCGTTTTAATATGCTTTGTGGTAAATTATACCTAAACGGTATGTAAAACGCTCACAGGGGCTGTAAATAGCCTTAAAACGAACGTTCTCTATAACAGGCTTGCAGACTGTATTTCAGAATTGGTATAATAATAGCTATAAAGATGTTTTGAAATAAATAAGATTTATTTTACGTCTTTATAATGTTGGTTAAACTTTTTTTAATAAAAATTATTAGATTTAAACTAAAGTGGTGATTATTTTGGTTGATTCCACATGTTTTATTTATGAGCAAAAAATTTTGAAAGCTATGAAACATTCCCAAAAAATACTTAAAAAAATAAGTAAAACATACCCCGGAACAGATAAAATGGATGATTTGTGGAGAAAACACACTATTCTTTGGGAAGGTATACAAGAACTTTTTAAATTATATAAATTTTATCTTGACTCAGATAAAAAATAATTAGCTGATTTTTGGGTATTGACACATCAAAATTTTTGTGCTATAATACAGCAAATGACTAAAGAGGTGTCAATAAATGAATTTTTTTGAATCGGCTATTATTGGGTCTGGAAATGAAAATAGAATTTTTGAGAGTAATTATAATACGTTAATGTTTCTATTTTCTCGGTGTTTTTTAGAAACCAATGATTCACAAATACTTTTTTTAAGGAGTTCAGGATTTTTAGTGCCGGAATTTTTTGATACTATCTTATCTAATGATGATATAAAAAATTTGGAAAAAGCAAATTTAATAAAATTTATAAAAGATAGGCTTGTATTAGGAACTTGGGAATGTAGAAGGGGAGAAATTATATTTAGACTGTATGGAGGGAATTATGCAAGCGGTAAATAGTTCATTATACAAGGCTCTTATAGAAAAAAAGTTATATGTTTTTTATGTGGTATTAAAAAAATTATGGCTTGATAGCCAGCAAACAAAAAATAATTTTATTTACATAAAAATATCCTTAAACAATTTAGCTAAGATGTTCAATATTACAAAAGAACAAATGATAAATCATCTAAAAAGTTTAATAGAATTAAATTTAATTAAAGTATCAAAAATTAAATCAGAGGAAGATCAGTACAAAATAATTTTAGGGACATTGGAAGGAAACGAGGTGAGATGGTTTATGGATAAAAGCCCAGAAGAAAAAGAAAATAAACCAAAAGTTGCAAAAAAAGGTAGTGAGTTTATTGGAAGATATTCCAATTTAGACAAAACACCAGAGGATGTACCTATTGTTAGCTTACTAAGGGAAATGAATATTTTATTTTATGAAAAATTCAATTTCTCAGAAACAACAGAAATTTACAAACAAATGGCATGTCTAAAGAAATTAATTAAAAATTCAGAAAATCCATCAACAGGCGAAAAAATAAATTTAGGCACAATAAAAAATGCTTATAAATATGCTTTAGACAACTTTGAACTATATGGTTTGGATACAGTAACCTTACCGGCTTTTTGTGCATATTTTAATAGCATTTATACCGGATATATTAAATCAAGTAAAAAGCAACCTGTTCAAGAAAGTGGGAACGCGCTCAAAAGACTTAAAAAACTTGGGGTTTCAGATGAACAGTAGAATAATAAAATCAGTCTATGAAAGCAGATTCATACCAGAAAGATATTGGAACATATCATTTAAGAGCTTTGAGCAGTATGGTTTACCGGAATGGGATTCGCTTATTAAAAAATTAAAGAATTATGGTAGTCATTCATTGTACAAAAAAGGAAAAGGAATATTTTTATCTGGTGATTATAGAAGCGGTAAAACAGCCTTATCTATCGCATTACTTAAATATATTCTTAAATGTAATAAAACAGCTTTTTATTTTATACCAGTATACACTTTTTATGACTTATTTTTTAATGATAGGGATTTTTATGATTTTGTAAAAAATCAAGATTTTTTAGTTTTAGATGACTTCGGCAGAGAGTATAAAAAGAAAGAATTTTCTGGTGAAACACTAGAAAATTTTATTAGGTTCAGAATAAATGCAAATAAAGGAACAATGATAAATTCTAATTTAGACTTAAAAAATATAAAAGAGGTTTACGGAGATGCTATATATGAGTTGCTATCGGACATAGATGATGATTCAACACCTTTGTTTGAGATACTTCGTACACCTTAGATAGGAGATTTAGATGCCAATTTTAATAGGTAAAGAAGGAGTAAAGAGTCTTTTAGATGAAAAAGAAAAAAGTAAAACTAAAGAAAAAGTAGATTATGAGTTACTTGTGGAAGAAGAAGTAAATAGCACTAAAGTAAAAGAATTTGATACAGAATTTATTGCAGAAAAAATTATAACTTTTGGAGAGATGTTTGACAATATAAAACTTTATCCATATCAAGTAGAGATTGCTAGAGAAATTATTATAGATATTTTATTAAACAAAGGATCCGTTTTTACTGTAGAAATTGCTCGGCAGGCTGGAAAAACAGAAAGTATAGCTATTGTTATAAAAGCATTAGCCATTCTATTGCCTAAGCTAGCAAAGCTGTATAAAGAAGAATTGGGGCATTTTGAAAAAGGATTTAAAGTTGGAATATTTGCGCCAGAAAAAACTGTATCTAAAACACTATTTTCAAGAGTTTCAGATTCTTTAGAAAGAGACGAAGCAAAACCATTTTTAAGTGATGCTTCAATTAGTACAGAATTAAAATCAAAAAACCCAATTCAGCTTACAAACGGTTCGGTAATAAGAAACCATTCGTTGCTATCAAAAAACTTATTTTCTTATACGTATGATTTTATTGTTATAGATGAAGCACAAAAAATACCTAATGAAGAAGAAGTAACAGAAAATGTTTATCCTATGGGATCAGCAACAAACGCAACCATAACATTAGTTGGTGTTGCTGGAGAAGGCGAGTGTTTATTTTCTAATACAATAGCATCTAATAGAGTTTCTGATGAAAGAAAGCATTTTGAATTTGATTATAAGCATGTACAAGAATTTAATCCGCGCTATAAAAAATATGTTGCGCAGAGGCTAAAAGACGTGGAAGAAGGAAGAATAAGTAGAAATGCTTTTGATAGGGGTTACAACTTGATTTGGGGACACGAGAAGTCTTTATTTATTAACAAAGAAAGATTGCAAGGAATATTAGATTATAGTTTAGACTATGTTTTCTATGACAAAAACCCAGATTCACTTATTGTTGCTGGTATAGATTTGGGAAAAAAATTAGATAGCACAGTTGTAACTGTACTTAAAAAAGTTACAATAAAAGAAGAAACAAAGTTTCAAGTGCTACGTTGGCTTCAATTAGACGACATGAACTATACAGAGCAACGAATTAAAATAACAGAATTTTTGAGCAACTATCATATTGCAACTATTTTATTAGATAGTACAGGAATTGGTGAAGCTGTTGCAGATGAATTTGAAAGTTATTATTGCAATACAGGAATTTATATAGATAGGTTTGTTTATTCGGACAAATCAAAGGCTTTTGGCTATATGCAATTAGATTCAACTATAGACGCCGGATTTCTTATTATTCCATCGTCTTATTCTGTACAAAATTCAAAAGAATATAAAAGGTTTAAAAAAGATTGTTTTGCATCCTTATGGGTACAGCGTAAAAATTTTATGCTTGTAGAATCTTTGAAAAGCAAACAGAGAATAGAACATGATGACTACATAAACTCTTTAATGTTAGCTGTTTTATGTATGAACAATGAAATAGACAATAACTCAATAGAATCATTTGAAGGTTTATATTAGTTTGGAGGAAATTATGGATAATTCAAATTTTTTATCTATTATGAGAAATGATATTGATTACATGAACAGGAAAGCAAAGTGGGATATTTTTTGGTTAGCATATAGAGGAGTTTTCTGGAATAGACTAACAAACAAATACGAAGAGGATATAGCTGTAAATAATTTAAGAAAAGTAGTAACTACAACCCTATGGTTTTTATTTGGTGAAACCGGTGTAAAGCCAATTTTTTTAGATGAAAGCAAAAAATATCAGAAAGACGTGGATTTAGTGTTTCAGTATAATAATTTTGCTGGAATATGCTATGACATTGGATCAAATACCTCTATTTATGGTGATTGTTATATAAAAATTGGGTTTGAAGAGATGGAAGAAAATAACCCTTTTTTGAAAAGGTACGGAGTAAAAAACGGGCAAGTAAAAATAACTGTATTAAACCCATCTAATGTATACCCGCGTGTCAATGATTTTGATAAGGAAACCGTTGATTTTTTTGTTGTAGAATTTACAGATTTACGTGGAGAATATATGACAGAAGTTCATTATAAAGATCGTGTAGAAGTATACAGAAACGATCATATTGTAATGACTGTTCCGAATCCGACAGGAGAGTTTTTAATAACACATATCCCGAATATAAGAAACACAAAAAGTTACTTTGGTCTTTCCGATTTTGATGACATTTTTACTTTGAATAAAGAAATTATAGCAAAGATGAGAGATTTATCAGAAATTATAGACTATCACGGAAGCCCTGTAACCCTGATGTTTGGTGTTAAAAGACAAGACCTTGTTAGATCGGCAAAACGTGTCTGGTCTGGTTTACCAAAAGATTCTCGCGTAGAAAATTTAAGTATGGAAACAGACTTGGAAGCTATAAATACATTTATAAGAGATTTAGATAATAAAGTTTGGGAATTAGCAGATATACCAGAAATTGCCAGAGGCAAAAGTTTAAGTATTAGTAACACTTCTTCTGCTGCTATGAAAATGCTATACTATCCTCTTATTCAAAAAGCCGGAAGAAAGAAAATACTTATGTCGCCGGCAATAGAAGAAGTTATTTGGAAGATACTTCTGATATTAGATGCAAAAGGAGTACTAGAATTAAGTGACACACCAAAATTTAAACTTAGCTACCCGTCACCGTTCCCGGTTGATGAAGTAAATACAATGACTCTTATAGAACACAAAAAAGCGCTCGGAATGATAACTAAACGAATGGCTCTTGAAGCTCTTGGAGAAAATCAGGATAACATTGATGATATAATAAGCCTTCTCGGAGAAGATTTTCCTGTAGAAGTAGAACTGCCAAAAGATGAGAAAAAAATCGGGAATGAAAGTTTTTATTCTGAATTAAAACAAGACTCAGAAAAGATATTAGAATCACAGTCTGCACAAGAAAATAAAACATCTATTGACAATAAGTAAGGTGATTCTGATTGAATTATGATATAGAAACTGGATTTTATCCATCTATTGTCTTAGATGCAAATTTTTTTATTGAAGGTAAGAAAGTAGATTTTAATACTTTATTTAATTTTACATTCTTTTTATCAGAAAAACTTAATTTAGACATATTTATATTTTTTAATAACAACAAGACAAAAAGAATTATTTCAAAAGTAATAGAAAAATATGATTTTCCAATAAGAATGTTGGATGAAGAAGATTCCTTTTTTAGCTATATAAATTTACCAAATGTTAAGTTCTATGTAAAAGACCCAAATATTCATGCCCTTTACAAACAGTCCGTTTTATGCTATACTATTGAAGAGATAAAAAACTATGAAATGGCGAGGGTGAAAATTTGATCGAGCAAAAACTTATATCAAAAATACTTAATATCAACAAACTTCCGGAAGATGTAGAATCATACCATTTTGGAGAGTTTCAAAATATATATAAATTTATTGTTGATTTCTATTATGAGTATAAAAAAATACCAGACATAGAAACAATTATTCAGTATTTCCCAAATTTTATTATAGAAGAATCGCCGGAAAAAATGGAATTTTATGTAGAACGGTTAATTGATATATACAATACAACAATAGTAAAAAAAGCAATGATGGAAGCAACAGATTTTGTTGAAGAAGATTTAGAAAAAACAATAAATATACTTCAATCAGCTATAAGAAATACAGAAAGCAAAAAACTTTTAGACTTATCTATAGATAGTCTAACACAAATAGAGTATTATAAAAACGCAATGCAAAGTAAGTTACCATCTGGATATATGACGAAGTATGAAACATATAACAAACTAATTGGTGGTTTTAAACCGCAGGAACTGCATATAATTGCGGGCAGAGCAAAAGTAGGAAAAACAATGTTTATGTTACAGTTAGCACATGATTTCTATATGGATGGTGCAAACATAGTATTTATTTCAAAAGAAATGCCGCCGCACATACTTCAAGAGAGATTTGACTCTATACACTCTAAAATCCCCTATGCAAACATAAGAAGAAAGATATTAACGGATGAAAACATAGAAAGTTTAGTAGCTGATAAAAAAGAATTTTTAGCAAGAAATAATAAATTTATATTTTTAGCGAATGATAATATTGAAAGGAGCGGCACAGTATATGGAATTTTAAATAAGATACTAAAATATAAACCAGATATAGTTTTTGTAGATAGCTTTTATTTATTTGATGATGGAAACAAAAATTCGGATACATGGCAAAAAGTAGGTAATATAGCTATTGATTTAGCAGATATAGCAAGAAAGAATAATGTATGTGTTTTTGGTTCTACACAATTAAATAGGCAAGTAAGCACAAAGAAAAATGATATATCTTACAAATCTCTTGGTTATTCTGATATTATAATACAAGTTTGTGATTCTATGACCGCTCTATACCAAAACCCAGATTTAAAAAATGGTGGATTATTAAATGTTGCGGTTATAGCAGATCGTTCTGGTGATGTTGGTAATTTCGATATTTCATGGAATTTTGATAGTATGGAATTTT